AATTCTTGCTCCAAGTCACGGATCTCAGACTCCAAGAACTCCTTGGTTATCTGCATTAGCTATACGAAGCGTACGCTGGAACGTAGTACGCAGTGCCGCCAATCATTACTTTGATGGCTTTGGATACGGTCGCCACAGCAGTTGCAGCAGGAGCAACAGTAGCCGCAGGGCCAGTCTCAATGTTCACAAAGTTCTGAACTTCGCCGGTCTGCGAACCGCTATCCGTAACACGGATAAACGAAGAAGCTGCGCCCAAAGTGACGTTGCTGCTGTAGTTAGTATCCAGTTGCAGAACAGCCAGTGTGCCACCAGGAGTCGTAGCCGTGCCACCAATCGTAGTACGCAGAGCATTGACTGCACCAGAAATAGAACCACCGGTGTTAACGTCGCAGGAGATATGAGCGCCGTTAGTGGTCTGTCCAGCACCTTGAGCACCGGTCACGATGGAGTACGCACGTAGCGTTTCACCAGCGCCGCCAGCAGTAAAGGTCAATTTGGAGTAGTTCAGACGGGTGTCGCCAGTGGTGGCAGACGTAGTACCGTAGAACGAAGTGATGTTTTGGGCCGTGGTTACGGCGATGGGGCTGCTGTTGGTACCGCCAATAAAACCATTTTGCGACGATACTGGGCCGCTAAAAGTCGTGATAGCCATTTTGGCTTCCTTTCGTGTTGTAGCACATCCCCATACCGTCTCTACAAAGTCTGCTAGGTCAGTCGGTACAGGTAAAAATCCTAGACTTGTAATCTTATACCAGTAAATTATGGGATATGCAACCGCCAAAGTACAAATTTTTCAGGGTCAACCTGGCTGACAAGGAAACGTGCAAAACCATCATGTGGATGCACAAGAAGTGTTTTCCTGAAGATGAAGTGCTGGAGCCAACTGAGGGGTATTGGTGGGTTGTCAAGCTCGATAAAGAACTGGTAGGCTTTTGCGCGATGCGGCGCACAATACGCTGGAGTGACTGCGGATATTTATGGCGGTCTGCGGTGATGCGTTGCCACAGGGGTAGGGGCCTGCAAAGAAAAATGATTCGCATAAGAGAGCGGTTAGCAAAGAAGCTTGGTTGGGTGTATATGATTTCCGACACTAACGACAACCCACAAAGTGCCAACAACCTCATAAAAGCTGGATACTTAATGTATCAACCGGCTTGGCCCTACGGCGCAGAAACCGCCTGTTACTGGAAGAAAAAACTTTGAAAAAGTCAATACTTTTTAAGCCGCCATATACCAAAACGGTATACAAAACATCAGAAAAAGAGCGGGAGCGGAAGAAAAGAACCCGTGAAAACAACGAGGAGTACTACAAGAAGTACCGAAAAGAGCACTATCAAAAGAACAAAGAGGCATATAAAGAGCGCACCAAAGCACGTAAAAAACTCTACAAGCAGGCCTGGGCTGAGTACAAAGCCACCCTTTCCTGTGTCCAATGCGGTCAAAACCACCCCGCAACCCTAGATTTTCACCACATAGTACGCAAACCAGACAATCAAAAGGTCAATCGACTGTTGGCCTGCGGGTCTTTTCGACGTGCGATAGAAGAAGTACAGACTCGATGCATTGTGCTGTGCGCAAATTGTCACCGCATACATCACCACAATGAGTGGCTAGAAAAGAAAAAGGGGGCTAAAAAGCCCCCTCCATTAACCAAAAAGGTTAATTAGGACGCACCGGGCGAACCAAAGATGCCCAGAGGATCAGACCAACCGAACGAATAACGCTCGCGGGCTTTGTAACGGACGTTGCCGGTATCAAAGTCTCCGTCCATCGAGGTGCTCATTGGCGTACGCACAAAGTGCTTCAGACCGTTAGGCACATCAGTGGTGAGGAACCATGCGTTCGTATCCGTCAGGAAGTGGTTAACGGTGTAACCCTCAGGAATCGAACCATTGTTCTTCAGAGCGTTGATGTCGTTGTCAGCCGTAGCCACGCGGAGTTCAGTTTCCAGCAGGCGGGTTGCAACGAACATCAGTGCGGGAGGCACAACGAGTTTGCGGGGCTTAGCAGCAATCAGCAGGCCACGCTCGTCGGTCCATGCAGCGATCTGAATAACGGCGGCTTCAAGAGAAGTCTCGTTCAGGTCAGCAGGGGTCGAAGGCTCGTTGGAGTTAGTGCCACCAGAAACAAGCGGGTGAGCCGTCGAGAACAACTCAACGCCGTCGCCACCTGCGTAGGACGAGTTGAAACCGTTGTTCAGGATGTTGGCAGCCTTAACTTGCTTGGTGTAAGCCATAGCGCGGGCCAGAGCCTTAGTATAACGAGCCGACAGGCTGTCATACAGGTTGTCTTCGATAGCCTCTTCGGTAATCGAGAAGCCCAGAGCGATCGTCTCATGGGTGTAACGAGCAGAGAAAGCCTCTTGCGCGTTGTCATAAGCGATAGCCTGACCTTCGTTCTTAACCGGAGCGGCAGAGAAGCCGGACAGCTTGACTTCTTCTTCAAAGGAACGCTCAGAGGTTTCCGTTTGGAAAATCTCTTTGTGCTCTTCGCCGTAGCGGGTGTACTCCATACCGAACAAAGCGTTCAGTCCGGGCAGGAGTTCCTTAAGTAGTTGGGCACGTGAAATAGCCATTATGCACTCCTTCCAGTGGCATTTTCATACAAGGAGATGCCAAAGTTGAACTTGACGATCACCTCAGTATACGAACCGGCATAACCGGCAATAGCGGTCTCGGGAACAACGTCCACAACACGCATCGGCAGGGTAGTTTCCGTGTCGGTGGTGTTGAGAACAGCAACGCGGGAGTCACCAGAAGTGGTAACGCCAGAGTTCTGAACCAGAGAAACGTTCTTACCAACGGCGGCCTGAGTCAGGTAACTAATGGTTGTACCACTAGAAACAACAGCAACTTTGTACAGCTGCTGAGGATCGTCCTGAACATAAGCCTTCATGCCGCTAACAGACAGACCACCGGGGTAGTACTGTTTGAAAACAGGCTGAGAAGTGTTGGGGTCAACATAAGTACATCCCAGGAACACACCAATAGTGGTAGCGGTTGCCGTGGTTTCGACTTTAGTGATCGTTCCGGTCGTGCTCAGGGTCACTACGTCACCATAAAAAATGGCAGTAGTTTCACCAGAGGCGATAGGAAGTTGGCGAGTCGCACCAGCAAACACCCGGCCACCTAGCAAATTGATGGGTGCTAGGCCGTAGGGGGCTGAAACACTAGGATAAGCCATTGCCTATACTCCTTTTAAAATTAATTTCCGCGTCCGAAAGTGACCTCCGCACGCTTCTCACTAAAGAGAGGCATACGAGCGTCGTTCTCTCGCATGAAGTTGTTGTCCACGGACCTTGCCTGTTGATCCGCCATATTTTCATAGTAGCGGTTGCGTTTCTCAATAGTATTGTCAAGGTTCTTGCACAACATAAGGCCGCCAAATAATACAAGTCCAGTCTTCGGGGTGGATCCATCGAGGCCCAAATCAAGAAGCAGCTCGGGGTGATCTTCTGCTTTTACCGGCTCCCAGCCCTCACGACGGCGCATAGAAACGTTCCTAGCGTCATCTAAACCCATAACCGAAGTACGAATCCAACGGAATTTGTACCCAGCCTGTGGCTCGGGGGTTGGTAATTGACTTGGAGGTGCCCACGCTTCATCCCGCATAGACTGTTCGCGGCTCTCCAACTCACGGCTCATACGATTCTGATTACCCATTATTGACTCCTTCCATTAACAGCAGCCCATTGTTTTGCATACTCTTCCAGAGGTATACCCAATTTACGTGCAACAGCCGCGCCACCGGGCGGGATCTTGACGGTCTTTGGGGAAGCACTTCTAGAAGCTGGAGCAACCACAGTGGATTGCTGTCTTACAGGTTGTTGCTGTCTTGTGTCTTCAAACCTATCCGGAAAGACTTCACGAAGACGAGCGTCCATGCGCCTGTAGTATTCATCCGTACGGGGGTCAACGCCTTCCCGCATGAGTTTTTTGTCCACAGCATAGGCAATTGCCGTCATCTCATCATCTGAACCAAACCAAGTCTTGTTACGTTCGTACCAAGCTTCGGCTTTTGGATCTGCTTTTGGTACAGATGGACTTGAAGCAGCCTGCTGTATAGGTTGACTATATACAGGTGTTTCTTGGATTTGTAAAGGGGGCTGTCTAGAAATTTCTTTCCGTTCAGCAATCAGTTCCGCAATTTTGACTTGCGCTTCGACCATCCCTTCAGAATCACCAGACTCATAAGCCTCCTTATAAGCCCGCTGAGCCGCCTGCAGGTCGCCCTCTAGTTTAGATTTGACAGTATCGGTATAAAGCGTGGTGCCCTGTTTAAGAACATTTTGCAGGCGTTGGTTCTCTTCGTGCGCCTGTTGAGCAAACCGATAGGCTTCCTCTTGTTCTTGTTGGACTTGGGCGCGCAACTGGCGCTCTTCCTCCAACTGCTTTTTAAGCGTCTCGTATTCTTCATCTTTACTGGCCTTGTAATCGGCTAGTTCATCAGAAGAATCGGCTTTTGCAGGGCGCTTCGGGGCTTCTTCCTCCCCCTCCACTACATACTCAACACCTTCGGTTTCTTTTTCGGCGGTTTTAAGAACCTGAGTTTCGTTGGGAAGCCCATCTTCACCAAGACCCTCTTGCTCTTCTCCGTTAATCAATGTTCGCATTTTGTTTGCCATGTTTTGCTCCTTATGCTCGGGTAAACCCTGATGGATCTTCAACCACACCCTCAACCGTGTCGTCGTTAATCATCCGGAACTCATGTCCACCAATACTGAACCGGGTGCCAGAATACGACCGCATCATCACAAAGTCGCCAATCTTGCACCAGGGGCCATTAGGGAATTTAGAAGCGTCCATGTAGGCTTCGCCCCCCATTGCCACAACCAAACCAATGTTCGCTGCTACTTCTTCGGCGTTTTTGGTCTGAGAAGGCAAAATAATTCCTGAGGCCGAGGCTTTTTCTTCAAATACTGGCATGGCAATAAGCACCTTCCAGCCTTTGGGTACTGGCAACATATGGGTTGCTATGGCCTCTTCTACTTTCTTTTTGGTGGCCTCTACGTTTGGCACACCTACCCCTCTAATCATCTAATGGTTCCTTTCTTGCTCTATTAGCAATTGATTTAAATGCGTCTGCGGCAAACATAATCCCTTTGACGTAACCAACGCGCTCCCTATATTCGGGGTAGTCGTCGGCCGAGCCCATTGCTAGGTCTTCTGCCTGCCTTTCCAACTCTTGACGCAACTCCTCTGAGTACTTCTCCTCTATAGACATCCCCATGGTGTTTACCCGCCTTTCCTCAAGTTAACTGCTGCTCTAAAGCCCTCCATAGTTTCTTGGGAAGCAAGTTTGGACTGTAGTTCTCGCCCCTTGGCTTCCACTTCTTCCTGTTTAATAGCCAGCTCGGCGGAACGCAGGGCGGCGTCAGACATGTCCTTCTTGGTTTTGCGCTCAACTTCGGCTGCTTTGATCTGAAGTTCTTGGCGCTGGATCTCATTAAGGGGGTCTTTGGCTTGGGCCATGGCTTCTTTCTGGGCAACCTCGGCTTGGCTCTGAGAAAGCACCTTCTTAGCGGCATCTGCCATAAGGCGAGACAGCTGGTTCTCCATAAGGGGGTCCATTTTGGCGCCCAACTCTGGAATCTCAATGCCAAGGGCCTGCTGAATCTGATTGCGATAGGCGTATCCCATGTGTTCGGCAATGTGTTCCTGGGCTGCAGCCATGAGTGCATTAGCCTGGGGTGATTGGCCGACCAATTCACGGATCTTCGGGTCCTGCATAGCTGTTGTATGTACAGTTATGTGGGCCTCATGGTCCTGTTCCGGGAATGCTTTAACCGGTTTGCCCTGAAGAATCATGGCGTTTTCAGACACGGGGTCACGATACGGCACCTCGTCCTTCTTCGGCACAATCTTATCGGCGTTCTCAAAGCCAATCAGGCGGATCATCCCGCGATACAGCTCGGGTTGGTCAAACAATTCTGGCTTTTCTTTGGACAACTGCAGGGCTGCTTGGTACTGCAGCATGCGTTGAGAAAAAGTTGATGCGTTCGGGTCCGAAACAGGGATCACATCTACCCGGTCAAAGTCCGGCATCTTGACCATCCGGTCCGGATCAACGTTGTACTCGTAGGAAGCGGGGGGCGTCGTAGCAATAATCTCTTTTAGAAGCCCAAATTCACGCTTAAGTGTCGCGTGCATACGTGCCTGAACGGCAGACATGATCTTGAGCATGCGTTCCAAGACCGCCAGCGTGGTACCAACCGGCGTATTTTGGTCAACATCACCAATTTTCAGGTCAGCAACCGCTGCCATACCCCGTCCCTGCTCAACAATCTTGTCAAACAACTGCAAAAGCGTCTGGCTGGGCTCTTTGTAGGGCAAAAACGCGATATTTTCTTGGATCTTGCCGCTTGGCACGTCCACATCACGGAACTCGCCGGGCATGATCGGGGTGTCGTCCCCTTTAATCCGCATACCCCGGGTCTTTAGGCCACCCGGAAGATTGGAAAGTGTTCCAGCGTCAATAAGTTGGCGCAGTAGAGAAGTAGCAGACTTGGCGTGCCCACCAATAAGATGGATAAGACCGTAACCATAGAAACCAAATCCGGGCACGTAATCGTATTTGACGTAGTGCATACGTCGTTTATAGGTTTCGTCATCGTCATTCCAGTTGCGATAGATCGACAGCACCTGACCACTGTTGTAATCAACGGTGACTACATATGGAATCTCAATGCCGCCCTCGGCCCGGTATGGGTCATCCTCTAAATCAAGGTTTACATTCATCTCAAGCAGGGTGTATCGGTCATCTTTAATGATGTCGATGCCCTGAGCCTCGGCCTGAGACTTCTTCACGTCGTCTGTAACTACTTCTGGGGGGTCTTCTAGCTCGACGTCGCGGTAAAAACCGCTTATCTGCATCTTGCGAATCTCGTTTTTGACCTTGCGCATGACGTGCGTAAACCGCTCGCATGACTCTAGATCCGACGCCGTAAACGGTGCAACGAAGTCTTCGGCAGGAATAAAGATTGCCTCGGGGCGTTTAACCGTTGGGTCGTAGTAAACCTTCTTAAAGGCAGAGCCAGTCAGGGGTAGGGACCACAACATACGCTCATGCTCAGAGCGGTAATTGACCATTTTCTCGGTCAACACGTAGTTCATATAGTCTTTGACGCGCTCAGCAGCTTTTTCAGCCATGGCATCTTCTTTACCTAGGATCTTGGCCTTAACTGGGCCCCTTGGAGGAAACGTCTCCATGATCGCTTCGGACTGAAAGCGCACCGTAGCCTCAGTTAGTATCGGGTGAAACACGCCGCAGGCCCCGGGCCACGGCTCTGTGCGGTTCTCAATACGCAAACCGAGCAAGTCAAGGCCTTCTTTATAGGTCTTCTCCCACTCTTTTCTTGAGCGCTTGTCATTATCAAAGTTGTCAATCAATTCTTCAGACAGCATCTGAAGGGCGCTCTCCTCCATGTGCTCAGCCAGGTTGGCATAAAAGTCTTTTATGCCCGTTTCTTGCTTGCGTCCGGGCTCAATTTCAATCTCAATGCCGTCTATACCAATGTTTACAGACTCCGGATCTTCGATCTGAATCTCAATTGGCTCCATATCTAGAGCCTGCAGCCCCTGGGGGGCTTCGTAAAGTGCCTTATCAATAGCCATTTTTGGTCCTTAATTAGTAATAAGCCCGCGTTCGGGGCTCAAACGGAGTGTCTGCTTCATCACTGTCCAGAGGTATAAAGCCCCCCTGACGAAAGCGTAACAGCGCCTGGGTGCTAGAGTCCACCAAGTCGTCGTGTTCCCCAGCCGGAAACGCCGCAAATTCCTCAATCACTTCTTCCGCCCACCGCGTAGCGGGCGCCCACACTACTCCGGAGGCAAACAAATCAGCCACCGCGTTAACCCTTGCGATCTTGTCATTACCCCGAGACGGGGTGTACTCAGAGACCAGCACGCCAACCTGACGTAACTCAAATATCAGGGGAGCACCAGCCGCCTTCGCTTCCACAATGCACGCGTCAGGCTTCCAATACTGGTACTCCTCCAGCGCTTTCTGCTTTAACTCCGGAAACTCCATCCGCTCTTTAAACGCATTCATCAAGATGATGTTGGGCTTCTTATAGCCTGTGTCCGGATCTTCTTGATAGAACACCCCCCACGTTGTGCATGCTGAGTAGTCCGACCGTGTGTTTTTAGTGTAGGCCGTATCCCAAGACTGAATGATGAACTCACATGGGGGTGGCGTCTCGCGCTCCCACTCTCTCCACCACTCACGTTTAATCAGTGCGCCTTCTGCGGAGGTGGGGTCCTGCATGTACTGGGCTTGCCACTTATGTACAGGTAGTTGCTCTTTCAATACTTCTAGTTCTTCGAGGGGCCAGAACTCGGGCCACAGCGGTGTGCCGCTAGGCATGATCGCCGGGAAGTTAATTACTTCCCACGTCTCGCCGTTTCTCTGTAGTGATGACTTTAATACTTGCGCAGTAAGGTCCTTTTTGGACCATCGCGTCATCACAATAACAATAGAGCCACCTGGCTGTAGTCGCTGCCGGGGTCCTGAGGTGTACCACTCGTAGGTTTTGTCGTATATCTCAGGATTAGTTTCTGCTTGAACCGCTTCCTGCTCTGAGTGCGGGTCGTCAATAATAAGCAAGTCGGCACCCTTACCCGTAACAGCACCGCCGACACCAATTGCAAAATATTCCCCGCCGTGATTGGTGTTCCAACGACCCGCAGCTTTGCTGTCTGCCTGGAGTTCAACGTCCTCAAAAAGGTTTTTGTATTCTTCGCCGTCCACAAGGTTTCGGACCTTACGACCAAAGCCTGTGGCAAGTTCAGCCGTGTGGGATGTCTGGATGACTTTTTTATGTGGCAGATTTCCCAGAAACCACGATGGGAATAGATATGAAGCGAACTCAGATTTGGTATGTCGAGGTGGCATATTAATGATGACACGCTTGAGTTCTCCTCGCATCACTTTGTTAAATGCATCGGCCATGATCCGGTGGTGCCTGCCCGAAATAAATGTTGGCCACATGTGCTTAACGTACTCAAGGAAGTCGGCCTTGCAAGAGGCAACACGATGCCTACGCTCCTTCTCAAGGAGCGCTTCCAAAAGTTTTTCCTTTTCAACCCTCGACAGGTTCGCTAGGTTCAGACTTTTGGATGAATGGGCTTCGCTCTGAGCGTTCTCCAAACACTTCCTCCGGTGTCACATCAATGGTGTTCTTGTTAAGGATCTCTTGAATCTTGGACTCAAGGGTCTTATCCAATTCTTCGTCAGACTTGTTCTTGTACGTGATCTCTGATTTTTCTGTGAACAGGCCGACGTCACTAATCTTGCCGAGAAGTTCTAGTGCCTTAATACGAATCCTGGGGTCGTTGTCATCCGACTCAATAATTAATTTATTGGTGATGTAGTTACGAAGCGCGGCTGCTTCAATTACAACCTGCTCTTCATACTCAGATAGCAAGCGACGTACGTGGGCCAAGGCACCAGGATTATTTAAGACCGTCTTGGTGGTCAGCTTTTCTTCGCCCCGAATCACATCGCGGGCTACTGCCATGTCTTGCGGCTCTTCACCAGTAAAGTCGGCGCCAGCCTCAGACAGGATATTGATAGTACGCACCGCTACCTCTGCCCTCTCGCGTAGGGTCAGTTTGTCAAAATCCTGGTCGTGTTCGTCGATCAACGGGATTTCGAGGTCGGGTGTCAAAATCAACATGGCCGGACTGTACCCCTAAAAGTGTCTAAAAGTCAAGCACCGGGGCAGTGTCTAATAATTAGGAGGGGCGGTGGTGTGCATGGTCGTACGAACCCCGCTTGCTGGAAGGTCCTGACCACACCGCCCCTTTGCAAATTATATACCCCCCGGCCGGATTTGGGGGCCCCATGGAATGAAGGGGGTAGGTCGCTATATTTGGGGGGTGGGGGTCATTGTCTAATTTGTTTGAACGCCAAAATTTTGTAATTGTTTGTGCGGATTACTGTGTATAGGGATGGGACCCGACACGCAACCCAAAGTCGGACCCCCGTACTGGGTGGGGGTCTAGCCGGACAAGAACTTGAGACAGGATTGGGGCGCAGAATTTACTAAGGGTGAGAGCAGCAATCACGCGGCTCTCGCGAGCGGAACTCAGTTCCATTCGCTTCAATATCTTTACAGGAGATGTGAAATGGCTAACGCCAAAACCAAACCAGTAGTACGCAAAGCCCCTTCCAAGAAGCCCGCAATCAACGCTGAGAAGGTTCGCGAACAAGAACTTGCCAAGTCCGCTTTTGCCTTGGCTAACGCGGACAACACCTTGCAGACCGCAGAAGATTCGGTCACAGCGTGTCGCAGGAATTTTTACAATCTCACCTGCCAGACCTACGGCAAGAACTGGTTCGAGAAGCAAGAGACTTCGCTTGCGCCGCGTTTGTATTTCTATCGCGCTCACTTTCAGACCAAGAACTTGGAAGTAGTTTGTGAAGTCAACTCTGCGCGCGGTCAGATCAAGTCCAATCCAGTCAATGGTGCGGATGCCGATCAAGTCAAGATACAGGCGGATAACGCCAAGTCTCGCTTCAACCAGTTTATAAAATGGTGCGAGAATGAGAAGTCAGGCAAGAACGCGGAGAAAGAGAAAGACAAGAACCCAAACTCTCGGCAGTCTAAACCCAAAGGCAAACGCACTTTGGAAAAGGTTGTCCAAGATGCTGGTCAGCGTATCTACAATGCCTGCTATAAGGCTGGTAACAAGACCGCCTGTGCCGATCTTCAGGCATGGGCAACCAAGCACGCCAAGGGAGTCAAGTTCGCGGTTCCCGCTGGTGCTAAGTAATACCGCTTCACCTTCTAACCCCGCAGGCCTTCGGGCTTGCGGGGTTTTTTTTCGTCTGCATCGCCCGATGTCGCCCCATCCGATCCTCCAGCACTCCCCAACGGAACTCAGTTCCACTCATCCCAACAACTTTCTCCGCGTCAAAAGAGAAGCGATGCCAGTGGCGAAGCCAGTGACAAAGAGAGCGGCCTGACCACGCTTTCGGCCCACGCACCCAACGGAACTCAGTTCCGGTCATTTTTGGCTTAACCATGCGGGTTTGCGGGAAGGCAAAAACTGCCCCAAAAACCAAGACCCGCGCCAATGCTAGATTGCCAGGAATGTCCAAACGCAAAAAAACTTTTGCACATTCAAAAACGGCTCTACCATGCGGCTTCCCAGGCAGAATGTTCAAATGTTCAAATGTTCTATAAAAAAAAGAGAGAAGACTAAAAAGAACCTCTCATACTGCCCATGCTTTCTTTTTATTTTTTTGGGCGCGCTCTCTTAAAATTCTTTGGACATTTGCACATTTGCACAATCGACCTCTTTTCCCTCGCCGAATCAAGCACTTACAAATGTGCAAAAATTTTCCTGCCCAAAACCACTTTTTGCACATTGCACATTTACAATCCCTTCCCGAATCACACAAACAACTTTGCACATTGGTACAATCCAAGCCAGCCAACGATCCCGAGATTGTTCAAATGTGCAAATGTCCAAACGCTCAAAAGCCCATCTTTGTCCAAACTCTCAATTGTCCCAATGTGCAAAAATAGTTGTCAAATCTATTGTGTTGTTGTCTAATATATGGTATACTCTCCCCCTGGGGGTAGTCTTGTCACTACCCACCCTGTTCTTTCACAATTTAGCGGTAAAAAAGCCGAGCGGAACTCAGTTCCGTTCGGTGCAGAGTAGGCGTAAAGCCCAAGGCGCAAGTGCGGTATCCACCCCGCACAAGAAGATGCGTATTCGAGGGTATGGGAAGAAAGCCAATAACAACACCAGCACCCCATGCTCAGAGAACGCACCAAAGTACAGAGCCGCAAAGCAAGGGGAATAAGTCATGCACTTAAACCCCTTGAAGGTTCTCCCTGCTGGAAAAGCGTCGTGGTATAGCAGTATCTCTGCGGGTTACAAATTAGACACGACCCCATCAAACACAAGACTAACCAAGCACACCCTGAGAAAAATTAGACTCTCACCTGTGCAAGCGCGGTTATGTGTCCCTGATGATCGTTGCATCGGAATAAAAATTGAACCAGCGGAACTCAGTTCCGTTCACTTCCGTTGTCATGCCATCTAGTTTGTCCCCCCTTGCCTAACATTTCGGAAACCCCGACTGCAAAAAAAATAGCAGGGCATAAAAGCGGTGTCCCTTGGGCCATGAGTCTGAGGGCATACCGCCGAGTAGGTTGGCGTGGTGGAAGGTGCGTGGGTTTGTATTGCGTATGTAGTTGTATGTGGGTTTATCTCCTGTCCCCGAACACACATAGAGCACACAAAGGTACAAACCTGACATCCAACACCTGTAAGACCAGCCCACTCGGCGGTGTGAGATCCACACCATACCTAAACTTCTTGACAGGAGAACCACCATGAAATGCGTCAAATGCAGGAAAGCAGTTGTTGTACCGAAGCGCGCCGATCTAGGCTATGACACTTGTCTAAAATGTGGAGACATGAAAGCCAAGACTGTGAAATGGACAGTCGGTATCCCATATGGCAAGGGCGCGTACCAGTTGATCTACGACCCCGAGGAACTAAAGATGACCAACCAGAAAGAGGTGAGAAAAAATGATTGAAGCCAAATTTGTAACGAGAGAAGAACTTCAAGCCATGCGCGAGGAGATGGTCACTCAGATCATCGATGTGATCGATGGCAAGCCAGCCGCAGTCAACATAACGGCATTGCTTGAGGTGCTGATGTTAGTCGCTGTCGACTTTGGGATGGAACAAAACAAGTTGATAGACCTAGTGTCAGGGACCGCCATGCAGTACTACCACGCAGAAAGAAAGGATGAGGTACTCCAATGAAAATAACTACAACCATGACGAGAGAGCAGTTCAACCAATGGATGAACAACCTGCGATCTCAACGGAACTCAGTTCCGGTCACAACCAAACTGGTTCGGCCGAACCAAGACAAGCCCATCACCATGCAAGAAGTTATGGTGAGTTGGACTTATGACCAATGGAAGGAGAACAAGTAATGGGCTATCGATCAGATGTCGCCATGTTCATTGGCGCACAAACCCCAAAGCAGTTCGACCGATTCCTTGTGCAGTTTAAGTTGTGGCACTTGGCTGAGTTCGGTCCGAGCCTGAAGGATGGTGTGCTCATGGGGTGGGACCAACAAGACTATGGGTTCGGTGCTGACCACTTCGTCTTTCATGCCTGTGATGTGAAGTGGTACGAGACTTACCCCCAGGTGCAACGCATGGAGATGTTGTGGCAGTTCATCAAGAACTTCATCAATGCCGAGCAACAAGACGAGGGCGGCTCGACCACATTCGAGGCTAGGTTTGTACGCATAGGTGGGGCAGCTGAAGATGTGCAAATCGAGGATCTTGGATGGGCAGAGAAGTGGGCGTGCAATGGTATAGGAGTTCGTCGTGAGATCGTGATGGACGAGGACGACATGTCGTTCGGCGAAATCAATCCGATGTTAAGTGGTGAATGGAACCGAGTTCCAATCGAAGAAAAGGAGGAAGCATGAACGAGTTGACAGAAGAAGCATGGCTAACCCTGCGTGTGATGAACGCGGCGATGATGACCGACACCCGAGTGGGACTGAATCGGGACTTCAACAAAGCAATCATCTACCTTGAGGTGAAGTATGGTCGGGCGGCTATTGACAATGCCCTAACCGAGATACGGAAAGAGAGGCTGATATGAAAGTGACAGTCGTGTTTGAGTTCGAGGAAATAGAACCGGAGAGTGTCGAGGCGCTCTACATACTGCAACAAGTCAATAAGTCATGCGAAACCATGCGAGTTGCATTTGGCGCGTCTGACTTTTGGGCAAACATCAACGAGGAGGAAACGAAATGAACTGGAATCACAGACTGGTAGACATGACTGATGAGAATGGTGGCGATCCGTTGATTGCATTTTGTGAAGTCTTTTATGACGACAACGGCAAACCCACCGGATACACCGAGCCGTTCATGTCCGGTGAAAACATGGATGAGATTAACAACCTAATCGAGCGGCTAAAAGAAGCCACGAAGCACCCAATCCTTAAACCCGAAGACTTTTTAGGAGAACCAAATGAGTAACTTTTTCGAGGGCTTTTTCCTATGCCTTGGCGTAGGCTTTTTCTACCTAGCCGCATCGGCTAACGATACTGGTGAGTACCCGCTGGCAGTCGTTGCCCTGTCGCTTGGTCTAGTGGCGTTCACTCTGATGATTCTTGTAGCGTCAGACAGAGGGAGGCTGAAATGAAACCTGAATTTATAGATGTAGTTGTGTTTGCAGTTGTAGTAGCAGGTCTAGTAATACTCGCCTTAAATCCACACTAAGAAAGGAAATACCATGAAAGACATCAATGTAAAAATCCGCACCCAAATTATTATGGGTAAGACCAACCAAGAAATTGCCAAGGAACTCAATGTGCCTATCAAGCGGGTGTATGCACAGCGATACTTGCTTAATAGGAAAGCGAAGAAGGAAAACAAGGGCAAAGTGCGTGCGTATGTACGCCGAGTGCCAAAGCACCCCGACCAAGTGCAGATAGTCGAGGAACACAATCGTGGTATGCGTAGTTCAGCCAAGCCACTCAAGCCAACCAAACCAAGCGTAGGACTAGACTTCTTTAGCAAGGGGCTGGCTGACAAACTTGACGAAGCCATCGCCAAGAACTTTGAACTGGTCGAAGAGATTCGCCGACTGGATATTGTCATTCAGTATCTTGAGACGAAGATCGCTCGACTGATGTCGAAGTGAACGGAACTGAGTTCCATCCGAAGTTAACCACAAGAAAGGAAACACCATGGATATGCAACAAGTAACCCTCGAAGAAGCCAAGCAGTCGATTCTCGCCATTGGCAACAAAGTACCCATCTTCCTATGCGGTGAGCCTGGCATTGGCAAGACTGCCATGGGTCAGGAAATTGCTACGGAGTTGGGGTATGAGTACGCACCCATCGACTGTGCAACCCTAGAGTTGGGCGACCTTGGCACTCCCTATCAGGACAAAGAGTCGGGATGTACTGAGTTCCTACCCAATGCTCGGTTCGGGATTCACAAGGGTAAAGATGTTGTCATGTTGCTAGACGAGTTGACCAAGTCTGCTCGCCCTGTGATGAACATGCTGATGCCAACCTTCAACGACCGGCGTCTGTACGACAAGAACCTGACTGATGGGTCTGTTGTATTTGCAACCGGTAACATGACAACCGATGGCGTTGGTGACAACATGCCTCCACACTTCATCTCTCGCATCGACTATCTGTATGTACGCAAACCTGATGCAGAGGCGTGGCTGACTTGGGCTCGTAACAACAAGATCAATCCAACCCTGATGGCTTGGGTCTACAAGAACCCGCATTGTCTCCAGTCGTACACAGACTTTGCTGGCAAGGACTTCAACCCCAAAGCCCCGCCCAATCCGTATATCTATTTCCCACAACTGCCGAAGCGTTCGTTCGTTGCGCCTCGGTCGCTGGCTAGGGCATCGATCATATTGGATAGGCGTGATGTTCTGTCCGAGAGTGTCATCCACAAGAACTTGGCTGGCGTTATCGGTGCAAGCGCGGCGGCGGATCTGCAAGCGTACTCAAGCGTAGAGCAGGAACTTGAGGACTGGGCAAACATTATCAAAGATCCTACTGGTGTGCGTGTACCTGACAATCCAATCGCTGTGTGTATTCAGGTTCAGCAAGCCCTGAACTACGCAACGAAGGACAACCTGACCGCAGTCGTTAAGTATGTGAAGCGTCTGCCTCGGGAGTCGCAAGCCCTGTTCGGTACGAACCTGTATCAGATCAAGGACAAGCGCGACTTCACAATCCGCAATGCGGAGTTCGCCAAGTGGGCAATGGACAACCATTGGATGTTGCCCGATGTTAAGTAAACCAAGTAGTCCAACGGAACTGAGTTCCATTCGAGAAAGGAAACACCATGAAACTAACACCTGAACAACGAGTAGCGAAAGCACGCGTTGCCTTGATGACACACCCGAAGTTCTGTGCGTTGTCCGGCATCATGCTGATGGGCAAGGTGACTATCGAAGAAGGATGGGGTACGGCATGTACTGATGGGCGCAACGAGTGGTATGACCCTGAGTTCATTGACCAACTGGATGACAAGGAGTTGGCGTTTGTTATCGCCCATGAGAACTTCCACAAGATGTTCCAGCACACGACCCTGTGGAAACACCTGTTCGATGAGGATGCTGAGACTGCTGGCGTTGCCTGCGATGCGGTCATCAACCTGATGATCGAGGACTGGAACCAACCTGTTGGTCCGTTCGAGAGAGTCGCTAAGTTCCCATCGATCGGTGGTGTCTACGATGAGCAGTATCGTGGGATGGATGCTGGCATGGTCTATCGACTCATCAAATCCAATCGTCAGAATCCACAGAGACCTAGCAACAACAACCAGCAGGGTGGTCAAAGTCAGCAAGGTCAGCAAGGTCAGGGCGGTGGTCAGAAGCAGTCGAACACCCGACCGCCAAGCAATCCTTCTGCTAACACCAGCACGCCCGAGTCGTTCGATCAGCATGACCATAAGTCTCCGCAACAACTGTCTCAAAAAGAGCAAGACGCATTGAAATCTCAGATCGACCAAGCCATACGCCAAGGCGAGATGTTGTCCAAGGCTATGTGCAAGAAGTACGGGCTGTCTGCTGGCGATTCTGAACTGGGACTGGGCGAGTTGCTCGAGCCGATGCTGGACTGGAAGCAGGTTATGCGTGACTTCATCAAGGCATCGATGTCCGGCAAAGACCTATCGACCTACGCCAAACCCAACAAGCGTTTGCAATCGCTTGGTATTTACATGCCAAGTAGTTACAGCGAGACGACCAGTCGTGTCGTGGGTGGCGTTGATGTATCGGGTTCGGTTGATGGTGACTTGAGGGATCAGTTCTTCTCTGAGTTGGAATCTATCCGCGAAGAAGTTAACCCCGAAATTCTCGATGTGCTGGCGTGGGATACGCAGGTCGAATCACACAAACGATTCGAGCGCGATAGTGGTATGTCGATCATGGACATCGAGTCTGTGCGTGGCGGTGGTGGTACTGACCCCGCCTGTGTCTTTGACTATCTCCGAGCGGAATCGAGTTCCGTTCAGCCCGATGCAATCGTTGTACTAACAGATGGCTATGTGCCTGGGTGGGGCGACCCGCAGGGTATCAGCAGTCCTGTGTTGTGGGTAGTTGTTGGTGATAGCCGAGCCATGCCTAGTCATGGTCAAGTCGTTTATATCAAATGAAAGGAAACATCATGAACATGGAAATCACAAGCCTCTCATCGAGCGCAGTACTTGTAGACCTCAACATCTCTATGTGGACTGCACGCAAGATGGACAAGAAAGTATCTGAAGAGATTGACCAAGCCAAAGGTACGAAGGCTAGGGCCGGCAACTTTCACAAGAACTTGTTTGCTGGCGACAACCTGATCGAACAGATGAACAAGATGGTCAACAAGATTCGTGACGACCATTATCAACTGACCCAACCATGGTCTGACTCAGGCACGCGACTGCTCACAATGGGCAACTTCATGAAGTACAACGCCATAATGCAGACAGCAGAAGTAGAGTTCAACAACTACAAGGACAAACTTCTTGCAGAGTACAACAGTATGGTGTCGACAGCGGCGTTCACACTTGGCGACTTGTTCAATCGTGATGACTACCCGACTGTGGATTCGATCGCTAGTAAGTTCCGGTTTAACTATGTGTACTCACCTGTGCCTGAGTTCGGTGACTTCCGCGTGGACATTGCCAACGAAGGTATCAAAGAGTTGATCGGCAAGTACGAGTCGCAGGTGGAGACACGCGTCAAAGCCGCAATGAAAGATGCGTGGGAACGACTGCATGAATGTCTGAGCCGCATGAGCGAGCGCCTTGACTTTACTGGTGATGGTGCAGACAAGAAGATCTTCCGCGATTCATTGGTGGATAACGCCCTAGAACTTATTGAGGTGTTGCAACACATGAACATCACACGAGATCCTGAACTAGAGAAATCACGCAAACAACTTGAGAAAGCAATCTCATCTGTGTCTGCGAAGGAACTGCGTGATAGCCCCGAGATTCGGAAAGATGTTAAAGCCGAAGTCGATGACATCCTGAAGCGGATGTCGTTTTAATTAACCTGAAAGGAGAATGAAGATGCTGACCCATGATGTTCCAAAACTACATCGGTATGAGCACGCGCTTGAACATTTCAACAATACCAAACCGATCAGAGGTAAAGATGTTAGACCGCTTGGCAAGCGGCGGTATCACCACGATCGTTGGATGCGGATGCTCGATGACGAGACAATTCGTATCGGCACATATGCAGACAAGCCTGTGGTTGACTATCACAAAGAGGGCTCAATCACATTTCATTTTGGCGGTTACGATCTAGCCAATCGACAGATTCTTGCGCCGTTGTTTAAAGACTTGCTGAAAGTGCGATACGCAAACTGCAACAAGTTCTATCTGTACGACATGGTCAAGCAGGTGCAGTATGCCTTGCATCGAACAGAGAAACCCACACTAACTCTGACCCTGCAAGATGGTGCGCTGACTGGTGAAGTAGTGCGCGAGAAGAAGCCCTACATTGTTCGGTCGAAGATGAAAGAGAAGCGCGCTTTGTTTACAGACTTCTTGGAGTACGGCGAAGCGATGCTTAAATTGGCAGGCAACTTCTTAAGCATGGAAGATCTTCAAGTCAAAAGAAAACCTGGAGAAGCGTTTGCCTTTTACATGGAGTCGGTGGAAGGTAGGAAGTATGACGAAACAACGGAGGCTTTTGCAAATGCTTTCGATGCCTGCCTCTTTCACGCAGTCTCTCATAGACGCAGACGCCTGTACAACTGGAGAACGCATGGCTATCACTTTACAGGTGACGAGATACGCCTGTGTGTAGATGACTACATCAAGGACAACCATGAAGATGTCTTTGAGATGCGTGAAGTACCCAACACAACAATCGTTCGATAGTCGAACGGAACCGAGTTCCACTCACAACTAGAAAGGAAATACCATGACAGACTATCAATCCCCTGCCGTACACCCCAAACTCAAGATCGCTATGGACCGCCTGAAGAAACGCTTTGCTGGTGTGTCTTTCTCATACAAAGACCACAACATTCGTGAGTTCTACATGGGTGATAACAAAGTAAGCATGTTGGTAGCGTTTACTGCGTACACCGAGGAATCCCCCTATGAGTTTGTGACAGTCTATGTGGACCAACTGAACGATACTTCAGACAACCATCGTCTGTGTATCCAGTCTCGATTAATTTGCAACGAGCGACACCCCCGAAACGAGAAGCGCACCACCAAAGAGAAAGTCATCATTAAAATTATTGATGAGTATGCTAAGCCATTCTCTTTGCTTGAGCGGGCTAAAGTAATCCTCGAAGAAGGTCATCGCTACATTAACAATCTAGTGTGGAAAGCAGAGCGTGCGGCTAACGATGCACGCGGAGGACTCCATTTAGACTATGGTGACCTGATGTATGACTTGGTGCTTGGCAATCCTAGACCCATACCCGATGCCGCGAAGCAAGCAGTCATTGAATTTAGAGAACGCCTCGACCACATGGTGTGGATGAAGTCGAACACGAACGCTGGCTCGCAGTCTGCTATGCAAGTCATTGCGTTCCAAGTAGGCAACCGCTGGATACTCAACATCTTTGGTAGTACAACCGAAGGCAGGGTAGTTGAGTATCAAGACTTTGATGAGATGCCTGACTTCATCAGATCGAAGATCGCCCTGCTCAAGATCGCGCCACACAAGGATGTGTTGGAGGACATCGGGGTTAAAGTTGAAGCCAACTCATACTTCCTGTATGGTCGTGATCTTCAGCAACTAAGAGATCAATATGACACCCGAGAAGAAAGTCAAGAGGAAAGTAACAACCCTACTTGATTCGTATGGCGTCTACTGGTTCTACCCTGTTATGTCAGGGTATGGTTCGAGTGGAATACCCGACTTAATTGTTTGTGTGCGCGGGCGGTTCTTGGCTATTGAGTGTAAGGCTACACCCAAGGACCAGCCCACCGCATTACAACAAAAGAACTTGGCACAAATAAGAGACCAAGGTGGTATCGCCGTTGTCATCCATGCAGAGAATATAGAGGAATTACGCCATGTCATCGACCAAATTATTAACGATTGATTTTGAAACTTACTACGACAAAGACTACTCACTCAGCAAGATAACTACCGAGGAGTATGTTCGGTCAGATCTCTTTGAAACAATTGGTGTAGCAGTAAAGGAAGGTGATGGGGATACGCGTTGGTTCAGCGGTACTCATCAAGATATTAAAGAATGGCTTGACCAGTTTGACTGGGGCTCAAGCCTAGTACTTGCACAGAATACGATGTTCGATGCCGCCATTTTGGTGTGGCGATTCGGCATCGTGCCTTTGGGTTGGTTGGACACAATGTCCATGGGGCAAGCCCTACTACCCGCAACACAGTCCAAGTCGTTGGCAAAACTTGCCGAATACTACGGCGTTGGCGTGAAAGGCGATGAAGTAATCCATGCACTTGGTAAGAGACGCAACTCGTTTACAAAAGCCGAACTCAAGAACTACGGGCTCTACTGTTGCAACGATGTGGAGTTGACCTACAAGTTATTCCGCAAGATGTTGGTTAACTTTCCGAGATCGGAATTGAAGTTGATCGACTTGACTATACGAATGTTTGCAGAACCAGTACTTGTAGTTGATGTTGAGCTGTTGACAAAGCACCTAACATCTATCAGGGAGTTTAAGGACAAGTTGCTTGAAGCGTCTGGTCTGGATACCGACACGCTTATGTCTAATAACAAGTTGGCAGACTGGTTACAAAGCCGAGGCGTTGAGCCCCCTACCAAGATTAGCCCGACCACAGGCAGAGAGACGCTGGCTTTCTCCAAGACAGACAAAGCCTTTCTTGCTTTGCAAGACCACGAAGATGTTGCGGTGCAGACTGCGGTGGCGGCTAGGCTTGGGGTCAAGTCTACGCTGGAGGAAACACGCACCGAAAGATTCATCGGTATCGGTAGCCGAGGCACATTACCTGTCCCGCTAAAATACTATGCCGCACACACAGGCAGATGGGGTGGTTCGGATTCGTTGAATTTACAGAACTTGCCGTCACGCACAGGATCTTCAGCCCTCAAGAACTCTATCTGCGCGCCCGAAGGTTATGTGATTATTGACTCAGACTCTTCACAGATCGAGGCGCGTATGCTGGCGTGGTTGGCTGGTCAGCAAGATATTGTTCAAGCGTTTGCCACAGGTGACGATGTCTACAAGATCATGGCATCGGCTATCTACAACAAAGACCCCGAGGACATCAACAAAGACGAGCGGTTCATCGGCAAGACCGTTGTGCTTGGTTGTGGCTATGGCATGGGGGCAGAGAAGTTTAAGAACATGCTCTCACTTCAGAAGATTAATCTAGAGAAACACGAAGCCGAGCGCATCATCAATGTGTATCGTGAAAAGAACTTTAAGATCAAGAAGTTATGGTATGACGGACAGAACGCCCTACCGGCTATCCTGCATAACAAGAAGGTTCGGCTTGGTCAGCACGATGTGTTAATTGTTGAAGGTGAGAAAGGCATCCGGCTACCATCAGGTTTGCATGTTAAGTACAACAACTTGAAGGCAGACCGAGACGGACAGTTTGAGTACGAAGCCCGCAAGAACGAGTGGGTCAAGATTTATGGTGGTAAAGTTATTGAGAATGTGGTGCAGGCGTTGGCTAGGATTGTTGTAGGTCAACAGATGTTGAAGATCGCCGAGCGTTATCGGGTGGTGCTTACTGTGCATGACGCCATCGCCTGTATAGCCCCAATCGGAGAGCAACATATTGCCCGCGAGTATGTTGAAGAATGTATGCGCTGGTCACCCGACTGGGCTACTGGCTTGCCTCTTAACTGCGAGGTGGGCATCGGCACGAACTATGGAGAATGCTAATGGACTACTCATCTTACTATCTTGATGCCCGCAGGTTTCTAGAAGCATCTTATAAAGAAATCTTAAAACGCGACTTTAATTCTTCAATAGATAACATAGATTTAACAATTGTTAGTTTAAGATTAATGAAAGCAATGCTAATCGCCCAAACAGAAGAAAAGGCAAGAGACGAAAAATGAATGCCCCTGCTTGGTCTTATTCCAGCATCACGCTATTTCATCAATGCCCAAAGAAGTATCACCATCTGCGGGTGGTTAAGGATGTAGTTGAGCCTAAGACCGAGCATCTTCTCTACGGAGAACAACTCCACAAAGCCGCCGAATTGTTTATACAAGACGGTACGCCCCTCCCCGAACAGTTCTTGTTCATACTCCCCTACCTAGAAAAACTCAAGTCCATCGAAGGTCAAAAACTTTGCGAGTACAAGATGGGCATAACAGATGGCGGTAAGCCCTGCGGCTTCTTTGACCAAGATGTTTGGTGGCGTGGTATCGCAGACCTTGTCGTGTTGAGTGACAAGACCGCCTATATCATCGACTACAAGACTGGGCGCAATGCCAAGTACGCAGACACCAAGCAATTGGACTTTCTCGCCATGGCTACCTTTGCACACTTCCCCGAGATCGAGCGGGTCAAGGGCGCGTTGATGTTTGTGGTGAGCGGGGACTTCATCAAAAAGGACTACAACAAAGCCGACTTCCTTGGGCTATTGCGCGATGCACTATTTATGTACACCCCCATGAAAGCGGCGTACCAACAAGATGTTTGGAACCCCAAACCCAACTTCACCTGCCGTAATTATTGTGCGGTGCATTCTTGTGTTCACAACGGGAAGCATGGATAATTGATCGGAACTCAGTTCCATTCGACACCCCATGCCCTACGTCAACAAGCCCCGCCCCTACAAGAAGGAATACAAGCAACAGGTTGCTAGGGGTGAGCATGAGAACCGCATGGAACGCCAGCGTGCTAGGCGTGCCATCGACAAGAAGGACACAGGCACAATCGAAAAGAAATCCCCTCGCCGCAACGGCAAGGATGTTGCTCATGTAAAACCCCTATCAAAAGGGGGTAGCAACAAAGACGGATATCGACTACAATCCCCATCTAAGAACAGAAGTTTCAAGCGGAACAAAGACAGTTCCGTCAAGTAACTCAAGCGGTGCAGTACCCAAGGGCGATGTGAAACTTCACATACGCCTGCAAACGCATCTGTAAACACCATGGAAATAGTTGATAACAAAGTACTTTTATTAAATCTCAAGAAGCCCGACAGGGTTACTGCGATCATTCCCAAGAGCAAGACCCTTGAAGTTTTGCCCAACGGAATCTCCAAAGTCGCAGTTCATTGGGGACTAGAAGAAGCGCAAGTTCTTAAGAACATAGGCGTGAAGAATGTCCCATCACCAATCGTAGGTCACTACGAGTTCAGGGGCTTATACAAGCCATTCAAACACCAAATCGAAACCGCATCGTTCCTCACCCTGCACCGCAGGGCGTTCTGCTTTAACGAGCAGGGGACAGGCAAGACCGCCTCTGTGATATGGGCGGCAGACTACCTAATGAAACTGGGCTTCATACGCCGAGTGCTTGTGGTATGCCCCCTCTCAATCATGCAGTCTGCATGGCAAGACGACTTGTTTAAGTTTGCTATGCATCGGTCATGCGATGTAGCCCACGGCACACCGGATAAACGCAAGAAGGTTGTCAATGGACACGCCGAGTTTGTCATCATCAACTTCGATGGCGTAGAGATCATTGCTGAAGAGATTGACAAAAACAATTTTGATTTGATAGTGATTGATGAAGCCAATGCCTACAAGACTATTAGCACGCGCCGCTGGAAGGTAATGAATAAACTTGTTGGTTCCACGCGCTGGCTATGGATGTTAACGGGAACGCCTGCGGCTCAGTCACCGGAAGATGCGTACGGGTTGGCACGGTTGGTCTGTCCTGATCGCGTGCCAAAGTTTGTGGGATCGTGGCGAGACAAAGTCATGTGGAAGGCTACTCAGTTTCGGTGGTTACCCAAAGACAACGCCAGTCAGACTGTGCATGAAGCACTTCAGCCAGCCATTCGATTCACCAAAGCCGAATGTCTTGACTTACCGGAGATGTCGTACGAGACACGCCAAGTCCCCCTTACCAAGCAACAGGAAAAGTACTATCACCAAATGAAACAACAAGCCCTGCTGGTGGCGGCGGGGGAGGAAGTGTCCGGTGTAAATGCGGCAGCAGTTCTTAACAAGTTGCTTCAGATATCTGCTGGTGCGGTGTACTCGGATGGGGGAGAGGTTATCGAGTTTGACTGCTCGAACCGTTTGTCAGAACTAGAAGCGGTCCTTGCCGAAACCAGTCACAAGAGCCTGATATTTGTGCCGTTCAAACACGCAATCAACGTGGTGTCAGACTTTTTAACGCGTAAGGGATATCCCAACGAGATCATCAATGGGGAGGTTTCGGCGAGGGCGCGAACCGACATCTTTCGGCGGTTCCAGTCGGAGGCCACGCCCAAGGTGCTAGTCATTCAGCCACAGGCGGCGGCGCATGGCGTGACGCTAACGGCGGCAAACACAATCGTATGGTTTGGCCCAACGACTAGCCTAGAGACATATCTGCAAGCCAACGCTCGGGTTCATCGACACGGACAACATAACCCCGTCACCGTTGTTCACCTGGAAGGCAGTCCCGCCGAGAAGCGAATCTACAAGATGTTGCAAAGCAAGTTGGATGTCCACCAACAAATAATTTCGCTTTACCGCGAACTAACTACTTGACAATGTCAAATTTAGACACTAAGATAGTAGTCATAACAACAAGGAGTACACCATGAATGAAGACCAAGTAGTAGAGGAAGCCAATGCTGGCGCGGCTCCCGAGGAAGTTGCCCTAGATCAGATGGTCAAGGTCTACATCAAGATTCGTGACCACCTACGCGAGTTGCAAAAGGAATTTGCCGAGAAAGAAGAGGTCCTCCTTGCGCAAATGAAGGCGATCGAAGACCACTTCCTTGAGAAATGCAAAGGCATCGGCGCAAGCAATATCAAGACCAAACACGGCACAATTATCCGCGCCGTGAAGACGGACTACTCAACTAACGATTGGGAATCGTTGTATGAGTACATTGATGAGCACAAGTTGTATGGCATTTTGCACAAGCGCATCAATCAAACCAACCTGAAGGCATGGCTGGAAGAACACCCCACGCTAGTGCCTAAAGGCCTTAACGTAGCAAACTCTTATTCAATCACCGTGAGGAGATCCAAATGAGTGAAATCACTCTATTCAAAGATGCAGTCCCCGCCCACATCAAAGCCCGCCAATTAGATGATGTTACGTCTTCATTGGCTGGTGGTAGTGGCCTTAAGCGCATTTCTATTCGTGGTGGCGTATTTCGCCTCATGGATGGCGGTCAAGAGATCGCCGTGCGGGAAGATCGTAGCCTGAACATGGTCGTGGTTAACGCCGCCCCGAACATTTCGCGCACCTTCTACGAAGGTACATACGAGGAAGGTAAGAACGCCGCCCCCGATTGCTGGTCTGCTGATGGCGCCGCGCCCAGCCCCGACTCGCACAACCCACAGGCTACGGCTTGTGCCGACTGCCCTCAGAACATCAAGGGTTCCGGTCAGGGCGATTCCCGCGCTTGCCGCTTCTCCCAGCGTCTTGCCATCGTGCTGGATAACGACATCAATGGCGACGTGTATCAACTGACGCTGCCATCACAATCAATCTTTGGTAAGCCCGAGAATGACCGGATGCCCATGCAAGCGTATGCCAAGTACCTGAAGGCACAACGCACCCCGATTACGGCGGTTGTAACTGAGGCTCGGTTTGATACTAAGTCGGCTACACCCCGCCTGACTTTTAAGCCAGTCCGCTGGCTGACCGAAGACGAGATTGATGGCGCAATCACGCAAAGCAAATCACCCGCGGCCGTATCGGCAATTACGATGACTGTGGCACAAGTTGATAAAACCGATGAACCCCCTGCACCTAAGGCAAAGCCAACTGCCGAAGCCGCTCCTGCGGTTGCAGAACCCACCAAGCGCAAGTCGGAGAAAGCTGAAGCGGCGGCATCTAAGCCCGAACTTCAAGACGTACTGTCCCAATGGGCAGATGACTAATTCAACTTGGGTGCGGGGGGTAACCCCCGCTTATTGCTATGGAAATCGGATACTCAAAGCGTATTGCCGACCGCATTAAGGAACAAGATGCCACCCTGCCTTGGGTTCAACTCGGGGTCATCTGCATTGACAGGGATATTCCTGTTTCCCATGTGGCGGAATTTTTTGGTGTTACACGGCAAACCGTTTACCACTGGTTCTTAAATAAAACTAAACCTCAGGAGCGTTACTTAGAAAAGATTAAAGAAGCCATCGAGAAACTGCGCAAAAAATCTTATAAGTAGCGCCCATGAATAGACAATTTCTAGAATCAGTAACGGCTGATGGGGGTTACTACGCCGTTGCCGGTATGCACAAGGGTAAGTTTCGGGAACAGATCTTTGTCGAGACGCTTGATGAAGTGGAAACACTTGTCAACGAGTTGACAGAAAAGAAGCGAGACATATTCTTTGGGCTGGCAAAGTTTGGCACCCCGAATGAGCGCACACAGGCAAATGCGGTTAGGGTCAAGGCTCTATGGCTAGACATCGACTGCGGGGAAGAGAAGCACTACACCGACCGAAATGAGGCAATCGCTGACCTCGGTAGGTTCTGTAAAGAACTAAGCCTGCCAAGGCCAACCATAGTCGGTTCGGGCGGTGGGGTGCATGTGTACTGGCCCCTAGAAGAAGCCATCACAATCGAGCAATGGCGACCTGTTGCTGAGTCCCTCAAGGCTCTATGCACGCGGCACGACCTCAAGGCTGACCCTGCGGTAACGGCTGATGCCGCTCGCATCCTTAGAATCCCCGGCACGCTGAACCACAAGACTGCCGAGCCACGCCCAGTCGAGATCATCGTAAGCAGTAAGCCCCGAAGATTCGAGGCCATGAAGGAACTGATTGGTGAAATACTGCCCCCGCCGCCTAAGGTACGTCGCCCAATGGATGCGATTACAAAGGCTTTGATGGGCAATTACATCAACAAGTTTTCTACAATCCAGCGCCGCATCGAGGAAGACAAAGGTTGCTTACAGATTAAGCACATGATCGAAAACCAAGCCACGCTAGAAGAACCCTTGTGGCGAGCCGTTCTATCAGTCGCCGTATTTTGTGATGATGCTGACACCGCAGTCCACGACATCTCTAAGGACCACCCCGGCTATACCCATGCGGGTACCGAAGCAAAAATTGCCACAATCAAAGGCCCATACACCTGTGTCACGTTTGAAAAACTGCGGCCCGGCGGTTGCGAGGGCTGTCCACATAAAGGCAACATTACATCCCCAATCCAAATTGGTGCGGAAATTGCTAGGGCTACAGACGAAGATAACGAAGTCAAACAAAAAAGCGAAATATTTCAGGAAGAAATTACATTTAAGATTCCTTCCTTACCTTTTCCTTACTTCCGTGGCAAGAACGGTGGTATCTACCGAGAGGCTTTCGGTGACGAAGAAGACCCCCTGCTGGTATATGAGAACGATTTGTATATCGTCAAACGGGTGCTTGATGGGGATGAAGGCGAGTCTTTAAGTATGCGCCTACATCTGCCGAGAGACGGGGTGCGTGAGTTTACGGTGTCTCTAACCGAAGCCCTATCCAAAGATGCCTGCCGAAACGCACTGGCAAAACAGGGTGTGGTGGCGCTCCCCGGCAAACCAATGGATGCAATTCAAGCCTACATTGCAAGATCAGTTAAGGAGATGCAGATGACCCAACAGTCAGAAACCGCCAGCATTCGGTTCGGTTGGAATGATGACGACTCTAAATTCATATTGGGTGAGCGCGAAATTGACAGTACTGGCAACATGATTTTCTGCCCGCCTTCGGTCGTGACCCGCAACACGGCCCCCCTCCTCCGCAAGCGCGGCGATTTAGATCAATGGAAGAAAGTCTTTAACACGTACGCCCACGAAGGTATGGAGGCTAATGCGTTCGGTGCTTTGTGTGCGTTCGGTGCGCCCCTGTTCAAGTTCACCAACCATAAAGGCGTGCTGGTCAACTACGTTTCCAAAGAGTCCGGCACAGGCAAGTCAACCATTCTCCGTATGTGTAATAGCGTCTATGGGCATCCCGATAAACTTATGCTCCACGCAGAAGACACTAAACTTTCTCGGCTACATCGGTTCGGGGTTATGGCCCACCTGCCGGTAACAATTGACGAGATTACTAACATGAAACCGGAGGACTTCTCCGACCTTGCATACGCCATCACACTAGGAAGACCACGTAACCGCATGCAGTCTCAGGTTAATGCCGAGCGTCTAAACGCCGCCGAGTGGGCCACGATAATGTTGTCTAGCAGTAACGCATCATTCTACGAGAAGATGCAACAGATCAAGTCGTTGCCCGAAGGTGAGTTGATGCGGGTGTTTGAGATCAAAACCTTCGCTAACCACAGTATGGACAAGGGGCAGGCAGACGAGGTTTTCTCCTTGATGTTTGATAACTATGGTTTGGCTGGCGAAGTTTACTTGCGCTGGGTACTCCCCCACCTGCATGAAGTTTTGAAATTCCGAGATGACACTCAGGAACAGTTTGACCGGGAGATAGCCGCCACCAACAAAGAGCGGTTTTGGTCGGCCCTGATCGCCAGCACCATGACTGGGGCGCACTTTGCCCAGCGACTAGGACTGCACGACTACAATCTCAAGCGGATTTACAAGTGGGCGCAAGACATGGTTGTCTACATGCGGGCTGATGTTGAAAGCCTCAAAGTCGATCATGACATGGTACTGGGTGACTACATCCGAGGCCACATCAACAACATCTTAGTAATTGATGATGGTATTGACAAACGCCTGGGTATGGGCAAACCCCCTATCCGCGAACCCCGCAACGAATTAAAAATCCGGTTTGAGCCGGACACGTGCCGCATATACATCCCAGTAGAGGACTTGCGGAATTGGTGTGCCCAACGGCAGTTGTACTACAAGGACTTGATCTCTGAACTAAAACAGAAGGGTATTTACCTCAAGGCAGAGAAAAAGCGACTTGGAAAAGGCAGCGACATCCCTACGCCACCGTCTTATTGCGTGGTGTTGGACTCAACCAAAGGGCACTTTATTGACGTAGTAACCCCCCCTGAAGGAGAAGAATCATGAATGCTAACGAAGAACAAATCGGTGGAGATCACTATAAAGCCCTTGGAATCCAACCCTGGGATGCGATGGAGGCCTGGCTAACTCCGAATCAGTTTCGTGGGTTTTTGCTTGGGTCTGCCATTGCCTATCTAGCAAGGGTAAATACGAAAAACGTGGAAGGTAAGGGCGGTGTAATCGACATCAAAAAAGCCCGGCACTATCTCGACAAGATCATTGAACTTGAAGAGAAACAACCATGAGGATAGAAATGCATCCAAGTGGACTAACTGTGGATAGATGGGAACACCCATTCAAAACTACGCAAGAGCGGCAATTGGTCATCAAGTATTTCGACAAACTCAAGCGCAAAGGCCAGCAAGAGGAAGCACAGAAGATCCTCGACCGTGTCCAGCAACTAGAAGACGCACCTTTCTAGGAGGCATGAATGAAGACAATCGTTCACGTTAACCAACATGTCATCAAGTCTAACCGCAAGGAAGGTAAGACCGACCCCGTTCTTACTGTTAAGACATACAAATCTAACACCTATGCCCACGAAGTAGAGATTGCCGGGCCATGCAAAGTTGTTTATTCGCCCGACAAACCCCTGTCGTGTGGTGCGCATGTGTGGATTGAAACTCAATCGGAAGTGAGGATAGCGCTATGAAGACTCTTGAAGTTGTTATGTGGGCCGTAATCTTGCTTGTAGTTCTTGTTGTCGGCATTAACGCTGGTGAGCGCAAGGGATACAAGGAAGGCTTTGCCAAAGGCTACAAGGATGCTCTATACAAACGCCCCGTATCCAATGACCTTGAGATGGTCTGTGCTGGCCTGTGGGTTGGGCAAGAGGACTTGAAGTACCAGCAGAGGGAGATGCAGAAGTGAAGATTATTCTTGAGTTCAACGACGACGAAAAGAATCTGGCAGAGCAAGCTTATCGTGGGCCGCAGTATGCAATGGCTGTTGAGAACTTCAGAGAGTTTTTAAGGTTAACCCGCAAACACGGCGGACACGGCGAAGAAGCACAAATAGTGGTAGAGGAAATCGAAAGGTCTTTCCATGAAACATTTCAGGGGCTACTAGATGAATGACAAAAAGATTGGCGAACTAACGGTACGCCTAACTACCGAACACGAAGATGGCAGCGCGACGTTTGAACTAGATGCTCCAAAAGAAGTAATGCAACAACTGTTTGAGTCTATGTTCACGCGGGCGGTGATGCTAGGTATTGAAACCACCAAAAAAGAAAACGATGCGTGGCTTGGTGTGGTCAAAGCCGCCAAAGAACTCGACACTATGTTGCGTATGTGGGAAGTATCAGACACGCTGGATTACGAGCCCGAGGTGCGGCAAACCCGCGAGAAGTTTACGAAGGCTTTCTACAACATTTTTGGGAAGTTGATTCCAAATGATTGAAGATAAAGTTTGGAAGTACTTAGTTGAGCACAAAACGCCGGTTTCACCGGCTAAGTTGGCAAAGTATTTCATCATCAGCCAAAGTCACGTAAACAAAATTCTTAGGCAATGGGCAGAAGAACAGCGCCTAGATGTAATTAAGATAGGCTGCTCAAAATTCTACAAAATAAAGGATTAACCATGAGATTTAACGGCGCTGACTATACGCCCGAAAGGGACAACCAACGGCTATCAAATCAACTGTACAGAGTTTGGGACTGCATGGTTGATGGTAAATGGCGAACGCTAGGTCAGATATCTATAGTTACGGGTGACCCCGAACCCAGCATAAGCGCTCAATTACGGCACTTGCGCAAGCCGAGGTTTGGGGGGCATACGATTGAGCGCCGTTATTGCGGGAATGGTTTATATGAATACAAGCTAGTCCCTAGCGATGGACATCCTGATTCTTGATGGGGCGCGATATGAATTGGATTGGGATATGCTGAAAAAAGCACCCCAGTCCTTATTTGTCCCTTGTTTAGACGTGGATTTTGCTAAAAACGCCCTGGAAACCGAACTTAAATACCACGGAATACAACAATTTGTACTGCGTGTACGGATCGAAGGGGGCGTCCTAGGCATCCGCGTATGGACTTTATAAAAATAATTGGGTAGGATTGGCCCTGAGTAGTGCGTCTCCTCTGCACTCTCTTCATGGTGTTTACTTTCTCCTTCAAGTAAACGTTCACCCCGGCCTAGCGCCGGGGTTTTTTTCACTCTTCTGCGGACAACATCGGGGCTAGGTAGGGCCGGAGACCTTTCTCTAGGTACGCACCGCCGAGCATATCTGCCGAACGCTTCTGGAAAGTCCGAACCGATGTCAGGATTTGGCTTGGTTTGATCTCCATGCCCGGATACTTCCGATTGTGCTTATCCACCAACTCTAGGGCTTTCTCGTAGCCCTCATCGTCACCCGTGGCAATCGCTAGATTGATACGCATGTACACATTCTGCCGAGAAGTCTGGGCATCTGTCTGGATACCCATGGCGGCGTTACGCTTCTCTTGGGCGGTAGCCACACTAAGGGGGGCAAATCCAAACACTTGCAACGCCTGTTCGTAGGTCGAAACCTCGCCTACAATCGGATCGCCTCGCAGGGTGCGGGCACCTTCGTCGTTGTAGCGAATAGATTTCATTAAATTTTTAAGAACCGCAGGCAACATATTTTCAATACCGCGCCCTACTTGACCTTCGTTAATTTGGTCAATGCCTCGCTGCGCATTAAACACGATCCCGCCTACTGGCCCCAACCCTGCTTTCAGTGTATCTATTACAAAGCCCTGTGAGTATGCGTCTGCACCGGCCCCGGAGGAAATGCCCGGTACAAAACCAAGTAGGGGCGTGTCACGGAAGCCGGTACGAGAGGCAATACTTGCTCCAGTCAAAGCACCGGGGATGCCAGCCGTTACAAATTCAGGCATCGTTTCCCGTAGACTGGTCGTGAAGTCGTAGTACGGATCCTCTTCGTCTCGGAACAGGGCGTTCATGATTGTTTCTACTATCCAGTAGAACGGCGTGCCAATAACACCGGACATCATGGCTGACGTAGCTAACAAACCACCGAGACGGTTTACTGCCAACTTACGCTCTTCGGGGCTAAACTTGTTGCGGTCCATAGCAATCTGTAGATTGCGGCCGTACATATAGATCATCATCTGCAAAAACTTCTTGAACATCAGCAGAACTTTGGCAGTTGGGCCTTTAAATAAACTTGGTGCGTTCAGATCAGAGTAGTCGCCCTGGGTCTCCACTACGGCATCGTTTGCGGCCTGAACAGCCTTGTCGTAGTTCTTCGAGCGGTTGTACTCCAGCCGGAATGCGGCCAGAGCAGTAACTTCCCGGTTGAAACGCTCGGCATTTTGGAACAAATACCCCATTACGAAATTGATTCGTTTGTTTGTTCTCTCAAGAGGAGTTGCCGCTTTCAGCCCGGTCATGGTCTCGATGTCACCAACTTCCGTAGCAGCAGGGGGGATGACGTTCAAGTCATACAGGGCTTGTATAGCCTTTTTCTCCGTAGCCGTTAGATTCGGATTGGTTTTGATGCTGTAAAACCCTTGACCAGCCTTTACCTTACCGCCAAAAAAGTCACGTCCGGCACGGGTAAGTTCAGCCATCGTGGGGTTCAGACCGTATTTTGGGGCCAGCCAAGGCAGCGTAACGCTGGGGGTCTGTAACAACTGGACAAGTGCTGCTGAAGGGTTAGCGCCCATATACCAAGCAAAACCCAAATTACCTAAATGCGTAGCCCATGGGTTTACTGTTGGGTTCATGGCTGCATCAAAATGCTTTTCTATCTCAGCAACAACCCGCCCTGCGTCATTGCTAGGATCTTGCTTAACCTTGTTTTTCATTGCTTCGATGGCGGTGTCCATCTCAGACATATAAGAGGCTTTGGGCAACTGATGTACGATACGGTCGGCTAACTCGCCATAGTTCCGCAGTGCGTCACGCTCGTAGGACGGGGCACCCTTCCGGTTCTGGAACTGCCGCATGAACGACTCTTCGGGCAGATACATCAGGGTCATCTGATAGATCTCGTCCTTGGCTTTAGGGCTAACCCGGTTGCGGTCAAGTACACCTTCTAACTGTTTGAAGAAGCCAGCACGGGGGGCTGTATTGGCTTTAAGTTCTTTAATTGACTCAAATTGTTTAGTTTCGTAGCCCTGCTGCTTCATCTTGGCGGCAAACTCGTCGGCTTGAGTCTTGGTCTCAAAGGAGAAAGGTATGGCCTGATCGTCTTTACCGACAACCACCCAGTCATTACCAAAGAACATCAACGGTGCGTACGGCCCCTTTTCTTTAAAGGAGTCGATCTTTTTCTCCACCATGGCCTTGATTTCGGCCTTGGCTTGGGGGTCCGACACGTAACTCGTAGCCCGCTTAATCATCGACTGCTTGATCTCGTCCAGCATGAACTCGTTATTCTTGCGGTACTTCTGGTAGAAGTTCTTAACATCTTGTGGGAACGAGTTGTAGATTGCCTGCAGCCGAGCATGGTCAGCCTTCATGGCAGCATCTTTATAGTCCGAAGCCGGTTTAAGCACATCGACTTCCAGGCGTGAACCCTCGTTGATGACCTCAAACAGTTTGTCCTTCAGCCCCTTGTTGTCTTTGATGACCTTGTAGAAGTCATTCAGAACGTCGCCAAACTTTTCCCGCAGTTTGTTGCGGTAGCCGCCCATTTTTTGTGTAGCGGTGTAGTAATCACTTAACTCAGACAAACGGGGGTCAGAACCATAGATGTCACGAATCTGGCTGGCTGACAAGAACGGCAACGCACCCGTTTTGATGGCCCGCTGGGCATCGGCCTTACCTTTAAAGCCGGGGATGTTGAGTGCCGGGTTGTTTTTAATCTCATCCAGAATCCGCAGGACTTCAGCGGGCAGCGGGTCCCGCCCGTACTTTTTTGGTGTTACCGCTTTTTCGTAGACCCCCGCTTTTCCTCTAAACCCCCTAGCGGACATGACCGAACTGGGCGTACTCTGTTGAATAAGTTTGCCAAATTGGTTCACAACGGCATCAAATACCGTCTGAGAGTTGTCAGGCAAGTTAAGTGCTTGGCGCAACAGTTTGGTAAACATCTCGTAGACGTTGCGTGCACCTTTGACCAGACGATCTAACAACCCAAGGGCTTTTTTCTCTTCTTTGCCTAAACGGTATTGTTCCAGTTCGCCCTTCAACTCTTTAATAGATATGGATTTAAGTTTAGCCTTAAAGTCTTCATTGGAAAGGGCCTCAGCCAAAAATTCATAGGCGTCGGTCATGCCGTACTGGTTTAAGAGTTTAGTATCGTTTTTACTCACGGCATACGCATTTGTGAGCCTGAACAAATCAAACATACCATCGGCAGCCGTTTCCCATCGAGCCCCGGTGCGTTTGTATTCGGGGTTTTCAACTTTGTTCATCTGCACCACAGACATGGCGTGGATGACTTCGTGAATTGCAACGTCGGGAGTATAGAGGTGCTCTTTACCAATTGTGAGGACCGACATCTTTTGCTGACTGGGATCTAAAAACGACACGGTAAAGTAACTGCCCGCTCCATCGGCTGGGTTATACAAAACCGGAATATTTTTTAATCCAAACTTATCGGCTTGGGTCAGCAGTACGCGGGCGAGCCTGCCTGTTTCGGTATTTTTCTCATGCCTAGCAACTGTCTGCAGCAAGTCAACTGCAGAGTATCCAAGAGTTTTACCACCACCGGTCTTATTCAAAAATTCGTTGGCAAACCCCACGTTTGGTTCTTCTGCCGCACGCATTTCACGGGTGGAGAAGTAGACCTGAGAGTTGTAAGTCTTGTCGAAATAGGCAAGAGCCTCGTCAAGAATCCGGTCGTCCATGGCGAAGCCGCTCTCGGCCTTCTCTCGCATCTGGGCTTTCTGAGCACGCAGGTTGGCAAGGCCCCGGAGGGTTGCGTCAATGCCAAACTTATCCACAGCGTTCTTGACCGCCACCCCGCTCTTAATATCTTTGGGACTGCTATTGCCTAAGAACTCGTAAACTTTGGCATACAGGTCATTAGCTTTTTTCTCAGCCAAACGTTGTTGGGCACCGGCTTGGGGGGTAACGATGTACTCAGGAGCGTAATTCTCAGTTATACCTTTGGCGGTCATAGCAACATACTTGACGTTAGCCAGGGTGCCTTTTGCCATCACCTCAACCTGAGACTCGGGGTACTTGACCTTGAAACTGCCGATCATGTCATCCACGTTGTAGCGGGCCGG